AAGAGGTTTTAAGTGCTAACAAAGAGTGTTCAAAAGCTACTTTACAGATATCAGAAAAAGGTTTGGCTTACATCGAGTTTAATGTTGATGATTTTAACGTTAAATATTGGTTAGTATCTCAACAAGTTAACTGATGGAATCACATGGATTATGGGTTGAGAGATATCGACCTAAAGATTTATCAACTTATGTAGGGAACAAACATCTCAAATTGAAAGTCGAGAGATTTTTGGAAGATGGTAATGTTCCACATTTATTACTTTACGGTAGAGCTGGCGGTGGAAAGACCACATTGGCAAAAATAATTGTCAATTCGGTTGATTGTGATTATCTATACATTAATGCTTCTGATGAAAGAAATATTGATTTAGTACGAGATAAACTCAAGACATTCGCGTCTTCAATTGGGTTTAGGCCGATGAAAATAGTTATACTGGATGAAGCAGATTATTTAAATGTAAATTCTGCCCAACCAGCTCTCCGTAATTTGATGGAAACGTTTTCTGCTCATTGTAGGTTTATATTGACTTGTAATTATGTTGAGAAAATTATTGAACCAATACGAAGCCGTTGTCAAGCATATAAGATAGTTCCACCATCAAAGAAAGAGGTGGCACTCCATGTTAAAGGTATTTTAGAAAAAGAAAATATTGACTTTGATTTAGATGATTTAGCACTTGTAGTTACGGCTGGTTATCCTGATTTACGTAAAATTATAAATGACTTACAAAGACAGGTAATTGATAGTAAGTTAAAAATTGATAAAGATGGAATGTTACATAATGAGTTTAAACTTCAATTTTTGGAAATGATTAGAGATAAATCTGATCTCAGGTCAATTCGTAAGTTGATAGCTGATAGTAATTTTAGTGATTATACGGAGTTATTTAGGTTGTTATATGATGAAGTAGAAACATTTACGGGTGACAAGATACCAGAAGTAATAGTAGATATATCTAGTGGTGCTTATCAAGATGTATTAGTGGTAGATAAAGAGATTAATTTTATTGCTACAGTATCAAACATAATAAGGAGAATATCATGAGTATGAAACCAAGAAAACCATTACCTAAGGCACAAGTTAAAGTTGATTTAAAAGATGCAGAAACTATGACTTGTCAACAATGTGATAATAAAATATTTATTCAAGGTTATGTAATAAAAAAGTTATCAGCGATAATATCACCAACTGGACAAGAAGTGATTGCACCAATTCAAGTATTTAATTGTGGAAGTTGTGGTGAGTTATTACCATTGGGTGGTGAAGTAGATGAACTTATTTAGTTGGATAAATGAATTGTTTGTTGGTAAACGAAATTGGGACACATTTTCTGATGCTGATAAAAAAAAGTTTAGTCCATTTATGGTGAATCGTTATTTGAGTATGAATGATGATTTTTTGCCACTTGTAAATTATATTCAAAAATATGCAATTGAAATTATGCCACGTAAATCTTTATATCAATTTTATTGTGAACTATTGCCAAAAAGGAAAACATATTTAAAATATTTGACAGGGAATAAATATAAAATTGATGACAGAGTTACTGAGTGTTTGGTAAAATATTTCGAAGTAAGTGAAAAACAAGCATTGGAGTATTATCGTTTAATGTCTAAGAAGGATTTGAAATTGTTACTTAAAAAATTTGGAAAGACAGATAAAGAAATAAAGGAAATGAAAGTTAGATGAATAAGTTATTTTTGGCATTGATTTTATCTTTTGTAGGTCATACTATGGCTTGGTTTCATATGCAAGCACAATTTAAATGGGAGTTTGCTAAATCATATTGGTGGATTATTTTAGGTGGTATACCTATAAGTTTTGCATTTTATTATAGCACTCGTTGGTATTATGAGCATTTTGAGAGATATTGGTATGTTAGACCTATTGGTTTTGGTATGGCAACAATAGTTTTTTCATTTTTGACTTGGATGATATTATCAGAAGTTCCAGATACTAAGACTTGGGTTTGTGTTATGTTATCTGCAATTATTATTTTTATTCAACTTTCAAATTTTAAGTAAATAGGAGTATAAAATGGAAATTAAAGAAAGAGAGTTATTAGTAAATACTGAGCGATTAACTATTATAGAACAAATGGAAAAAGATTGGCCTAATATGACTCAAGAGTTTAAAAAAATACAACGAGAACAATATGAATTGTTCTTACACAAACAACACGATTACGGTCCAGGTAACATAAGTGTTGGTTCACAATTACAAACACCAGAAGAAGTAAAGTTATCATTAACAGGGTTATGGTTTAGAATGAATGATAAGATACAACGACTAAAAACTTTGTTGATGGGTGATAGAGAAGCCGCAGTAAATGGTGAACCTATGGAAGATGCATTTCTTGATGTATCCAACTATGGTATTATGGCAACAATCGTAAAAAATGGAAAATGGGGTAAGTAGTTTGCCAGATAAATTAAAAGTTAGTTATTCACAATATTCTATGTGGTCGCAATGCCCGCATAGATGGAAATTAAATTACATAGATAAATTATCTTCTTTTACTGATAATATTCATACGTTATTTGGAACGTCTATGCATGAAATTATGCAGTTTTGGGTTAAAACTATTTATGAGGTTTCTGCAAAAGCTGCAAATGAGTTAGATTTAAATACTATGTTGTTGGCTAAAATGAAAAAGTTATATTCTGAACTTATGAAGGTAGAAGGGTCAGAGCACTTTACTACACCTGATCAATTAACAGAGTTTTGGCAAGATGGATGTGCAATTTTAGATTTTCTTAAAAAACGCAGAGGAGATTATTTTTCTAAAAAGGGATGGATTTTAAAAGGTATTGAAACTGAATTGGATTGTCCACTTACAGATCAAGTAGGTTTTAGAGGATTTATAGATTTGATACTTGAAAATAAAATAAATCAGAAAATTAAAATAATAGATATTAAAACTTCAACTATGGGTTGGAATAAGTGGGTTAAGGCAGATAAAAATAAAACAGACCAACTTTTATTGTATAAGCAGTTTTATTCAAAGCAGTTTGGTGTTCCGTTGGATAAGATTGAAGTTGAATATTTTATTGTTAAGCGTAAATTATATGAAAAGGTAGAGTGGCCTCAAAAAAGGGTACAATCTTTTATACCAGCGAATGGAACACCATCTGTGAATAAAGTTTTAAGAAATTTGAGTGATTTTTTAAATGATGGATTTGATGGTGGAGAGCATAAACATAAGGATTATTTAAAAAATGCAAGTAAGAAAACTTGTAGGTGGTGTGAATTTAATCAAACTGAATATTGTGATATGGGAGTTAAATAATGAATACTAGACTGAGAGTTACATTAAGAATGTATTTACCAGATTTTATGAAAAATTTTAATATTAATGTTGAGGAGTTAGAAAAAGTATATGATAGAAATATGGCTCCTACGACGTTACATTTATGGTATGATGAAGGTGATGATATGGATTTGAATGTTTTAAAGGAGTTTATTAAAAGTTGGGAAGCTAGACAACATTTTAAAACTATTATTAAAAGTTCTTTTACTAATAAATTTAGTGAGTTTATATGGTTTGATATAATTCCTTTTAAATTTACTAAAAAAGCAACTCATAATAGATTTGCATTCTCGTATGTGCAAGCTCATAATGTTATAAACGGTATTAAACGTTTTAATGAAATTTTGAGTTTTACTAGTTCACCAAAACCAAATAAAGTACAGAAAAGGACAGATTATAATTACGATGAAAATAGCGATAGTAGGAAGTCGTAAATACGATAATAAAATAAAAATAAAAGAATTTATTTTTAAATGTAAAGAGCTATTTGGAGATAACTTAGAAATAGTTAGTGGTGGATGTAAATATGGAGCAGATAAATTTGCTAAGCAAGCATCAGTTGAATTAGATTTGAAATATGTAGAATTTCCACCAGCACATTTTACACACAATCAGCATTGTATTAGGGAAGCTTACAATTATGGTAAACCTTATGCAGTATGGCATTATTTTGAGAGGAATAAAGAGATAGCAGAATATAGTGATATGATTGTAGGTTTTATACCTGAAGGAGTAGAATCTAATGGAACTAGAAATACACTTAATCATGCTGAAAAATTTAATAAAAAGGTTATAATTATTAATTAAGTATATATTTATATATATGTATATATGGAATAGGTTATGGAAGAACTAAAATTAACATCAGTAAAAATTCTAGCAAGCTTACACAAGAGGTTTAAAAGGTTTTGTCTAGAGGACGAGTTTACTCTTCAAAAACTTGTTAATAGATCATTAGATTTATATACTAAGGATGGAGAGTTTAAAAAGATAATTGACGATTATCAAGAATTGGAAAGTTCTGGTAGTATGGTATGAAAAAAAAGAAAATTTTACTTTTATCAGATGATTTAAGAATGGCATCTGGAGTAGGAACGGTTTCAAAAGAATTTGTATTAGGTACAATTAATAAGTATGATTGGGTACAAGTTGGTGGTGCTATTAAACACCCAGATGTAGGTAAGGTGTTTGATATGAAGGATGACATCAGGAAAGAGTTTCCAGATGCTGATAATCCATATTTAATGATTTATCCAACAAGTGGATATGGAGATCCAGATTTACTTAGGTCTTTAATTGTAAGAGAAAAACCAGATGCTCTTATGATTTATACAGACCCGAGATTTTGGGTTTGGTTATATCAAATGGAAC